AGATAAAGTCCAAATCCTTAATATTCTTAGTTCCAGGTTTTAATTCAACCTGAAATCCCAATGTCATCATCTGAGTAGCAATAGCCACTCTTTGTTGAGCCTGTTGTAGCACCATAGAATCTATCTTTTCTTCAGGTGGTAGTAATTTAAGACTCCAATCAGTGATGTGAAAAGCTTTTAATAAGTGCGGGAAGAGTTTCTCATTGTAACGTCTTTGGTCTGCATCAATGATATTACTAAACACTTTAAGCTGCTGACTTTGCCCTGACATCGCTCCAACACCTTCAAAGATATTAAGATAAACTTGCGGTACGCCATACATAGAAGCAATTCTATCCCTAATCTCATTACGCACATTCATGTAGTCCATTTCTTGTAAAGTATGAAACAGTCTAACAAAGTCAGTGCGCCCACGTCCTGTTTTCTGAGATACAGCTACCCAAGGCATATATGTGGGGTCTTCCATCATCTTAGCTTCAATTCTAGCCCTCTCTACTTCTAGAGATTGTGGGTCATCTGTGTAGGTCAATATCATTCCAGTAGGAGCTTTTCTCTCAAAGAAATAACGATATAAGAACCTGTCCATACCAGATATAGTTAAAACTTTCTGCATTATTGTAAGTAAAGGAGAATAGCCATAAGTTTCCGAAGGAGAGAACTTTGACATATGAATAATCTCTTCTTCAAGTAGATATACTCTCTTGCCACGATGGTTATAGATATACATAACAGGAAGACGTTCAAACCCACACTCCACACAAGGACCAGGAGCTATTTCAACATCTTCACGATGAAATGGACAAAGCCAATGTGAATTACGAGGAAGTCCTGCCTTATCTAAGTCAAATTCCATTAAGGCAGGATGAATACGTCTAAGCTCTAAGACACGACTCCAAAGTGTATCTTTTGATAGTAAATACTGTTTCTGAAGATGTATAAAACAATCATCCACAATATTCATGTCATCTTCACAAGTTTGAAGGATTTCCTCAAAACTCTGACCAAATATATTGCATGATTTTCTCATCTCATCAAAATACTCTACCTGCTTATGGTCAGGCTTCTTCATCTCTTTATTACCACATCTAGCACACTTCTTCTTTACTTCATCATATTCTTCCCCACATCTCTTACATTTTACCGCAAATTTAGGAATCCATGCATCTAAACCTTTTCTGAAGATTTCTCCACGTAAATGTAATAAAGGAGTACGAATCTCAGTTACATCATAAGCTAATAGATACAAGTCCTGAATAAACTGACGCCTATAAGCATAAGCAGTCCGAAGCCAATCAAAATACAGTTGCTCAATACCTAAAGGAGAAGGTGATGAGGTTTGCATTCCTCCGCCCATTCTACCTTTAGCAAATGCAGAAAAACCACCATCATATACATTCTGTATGGCAGTGTTCATTTTAACTAAGCCCTGATGTTGAGCAGCTAAATCAGGCAAGAATTCATTTAATTTCATAAACTACCTCTAAGGATTCAATAACACAATCCTATCTCTTTTCTTTTTCTCCGCTTTTTCTATAGAAACCTGCTGGTCATTACGCTTATCTACTAATAAAAACGTGTTAATTTTATCCAGACGTTCTATTAGTTTCTGTGCAGTTTCTTCTTTAATTATACCTTGGTTACTATTAACTTTTATAATTCTATCTAAATAACCAATACGTTTCATTTCAGCAATAATAGCATTTATCTCCGCTCCAGATAATACTTTCATAGCAGGAGACTCTTCTGGTATCTCCTCTTCTAAATTAGGAAGGTTCATTACCTGCGGATGCCAAGTATCCAAAATATAAAAACAATCTCTCTTACTATCATGTCTTGCTTTAAACCTTTCGGGAACAATCTCTTTAAAATCCATTTTATTCTCCTATCTTACGGGTAATACTGTATACGTTGTAAAACAACTATCACAATGCAACGAGCCATCTTCAAGTATTCTAACAGTTCTTTTATTACACATTTTACAGATGTCATTTCTATCTTTAGACAGAGCCACGCCTTTTTTAATTTCCAATGTTTCTTGGGCATCCCCTAGATAACTAAACCCTTTTACTCTATCTGGAGCAAAATGGTCTTGGTAGGCTCCAACGGCCAAAGACACTGAGAAAAATGAATCTCCATGACCTAGAGAAGTTTCTGGGGCCTTTAGGTCGTTTGTGACACAAGTTATTTGATTAATAAAACGTGTGTCATCTAATAATTTAATCTTCTTATTCTCGACATACTTAGCAAAATCAGTAGCATAGGAAGATTGACTTCTATAACCTCTACCAGTAAATTTAACTAAAACACATTCACGAGGCAAGCCTCTTTCTTCCATTTCACCACGAGTGGCATCAATATATAACTTATCTATTTTAAAATTCTCTACAGCCGCTTTTATTTTCTCGATTTGTTCAATATATTCCATATTATCCCAAAATTCCTGATGAAGTTGAGTCAACACCCCATCATCATTATCAACAAATATAGCAAGATGTGAGGGGTTACGTCTCTTACCAATATCAAGTCCAGCTACTACATGGTGCCACTCTTTATTAAAAGTGCGGTAAATAGAATGATTTTTAAGGTTAGAATCAATAGCGTTTGCGTCAAGTTCCTGCTTTGTAAAGAAAGCCTCTGTAGCCATAACAGGCATAAGTAAGAACTCTGTAGAAAAAGACTTCCAACCAGACTGTTTCTTTTTCTTTTCTAACCATTCCATAGGATATTTATCTTCCCACAGTACTTTCGGATTACCATACTTTTCAGTAAGACCATGATTATCAGGCATAGCTAAAGGGTCTACAGCGGGTAGCCATAAATGCAAAAATTCATCATTATCCTTTAAGTCATACAATAAATCAGAATAGGACATCACTGTGCCAAATACGACTAAAGGACAATCTCTGTTAGGGATATTCTGGACTTCTGTATTAAACATAAGTTTAGCCTTATCCAATTCAATCATAGACAGAGGATTTTCTACAGTTCCAAGTATGTCGTCAACCACGCATAGGCCGCTAGTATGTAACCCACGTTTCATAGCAAATATACCAGATGAAAACATTCTAACACGTTTATTACCTATTTTATATTCAATACCCGCACTAGATTGGGGTCTTAAATCATACATAATTGGATTAAGAATAGGGTTGCGACTAATAGCATTCTTAATATTACTCAAATGGAAATTGGCAAGTTCGTCTTTATAGGAAATATATAAACTATCTCCATATGCTGTAAGCATGCGATAAATTGAGAAGGCATAGCCTAGGAGAGTGCTCTTTAAATGATAACGGGGGAGCACAGAAACAGACATTTTATTTTCTGTAGCCATCATCTTGTCCATAAAACTACCAATTAGATGGGCATGCCATGTATCAAAATTGTACTCTGGATAACTTAAAGCAAAGACATCTTGAATAAAATTCTCAAAAGTAGTAACTTTAATTGCAGTTTTAGAGGCAGAGATAGAATTAGCTAACTCCTCAAAAGCTTGATTAAAATCAATTAGTTCTTCTGACATATTATCTTATTATTGTAGTAATTTCCTGTTTCTTTTTAAACAGTTCTCTTAAATCATTACTTATTTCAGCAAGTAATTTAGTGTCTTGTATTCTAATTCTTAGGATTTTGCCTATCTCGGATATAAAAGATAGTTGTAAGGCTTCGGCACGAATCTTCATAGTCGTATTAACAGAATCAATATAAGAACTACTTGCTTCTGAGTACTTTCGTGGTTCTACTGCTCCTGTTGTAATAGCATCCATCGATTTCTGACGTATTTCTTCCAAGTCTAATAGAATCTCATTAGTTTCGGCTAATGATTGAGAAAGAAGCGCATCCAGATGAGTATCCGTAGCTTTACCTAAGAACTTGTCTCTCTCTTCCAACCAATTATCCTTCTCCATATATCTATATAAAGTATTAGAACTAGAAAGCCCCATTTCTTTCATGATATCTGTAAAACTTTTACCAGATACAAACAGAGTCTTAGCTTTATTAATATCGGCTGGAGAAAGTTGCTTTGTCGTTTTAGCTCCTACTGGTCTACCGCCCTTCTTTGGGGCTTCGATTGCTATAAATGTAGGAGAAGCTATTACAACATCATTTAATTCTTCTTCATTATTCATATTTATCTCTCCAACAGACTGGATTCTCTTTTATCATTTTCCGCACTTTTTTAGGATGTATATCCTTGAATATTCCACAAAGGTCTTCAAACCATTGGGAATCTAGAAACTCTTCTGCATCTTTCTTATTTGCAGGAGTACCATACCGTATATCTTGAGCGGCATACCTAAATATTGCTAACACTATATTTGTTAGCCCTGCGTCATGCACTCATTATTTCTCATTTTTCTTCTCCTTCTTTCTTTTGCACTCTGCACAAACCTTGATACCTGTTGGTGAAGCTTTCTTAATAACGACATATTTTATCTGCCCTTTTTTAATATCCAACCCAATAGGTTTCTCACAAACATCACATACCTCGTAATGAAGCAAGGATTTATCTTTCATTTTAACAAATATAATCATTTCCCCTACGTAGACACTTGTTTCATGTGAGTACGATAACTACGAGTA